CTACGAGTAGTGGCCCTCTTAGCTAAGTTATCAACGACAGTTTGAAGATTAGTGATAGCAGGATCATCAGGTGATGTAGCATTCTTAGCAGCATTTACAGCGGATGTCAAGTCAAAAGTTGTAGGAAGATCCTCACCACCTAATAAATCTTCACGAATATCACCTGTCTCCAGTTGATAAGGTTTCAACAAACCCTCTAGCTCTGTAGCTTTTGCTTTAGCTTGAGTAGCTGGAGTATCCTCAACTGTTGTTGTGCTGGCTTGTTGACCCTGTTGCTGTAATTCAACAACCGAACGGAATTGAGCATTGTAAGCAGCTTCATTATCCACTGGATCAAGTTGAGCTAGTTTAAGCTGTTCTTCTTTTAAGTTGTTAGCATAATTAGGGTCGTTTGGATCTATTGCCATTAGGTTTTCCTTAGCGGTTTTGGCCCATTAAGCCTTGAGCAGTAATTCTTTGTCGTAAGATATCACGAGGGTCAATAGAGGTAGGACCGAGAGCACTTGGGGCAGCAGCAGCTTGACCTTGAGCAGCAGGTCTAAAGGCTTGCGTCTGAGCAAACTGAGCAGCCGCTTGTTGAGTACCGGCTGGTTGAACACCAGCAGCTTGCATCATAGCAGCACGAGGGGTAGCCTGAGCAGCCAATTGAGCTGCCTGTCGTTGAGCTAGAGTATTAGCTTGTTGACCAACATCAGTTACTTGACGAGAGATCTGTTCCCGGCCAGTCATACCAGCTTCCATAGCTTGTGCTCTTTGACGTTGTGCTTCACGTTGATATGCCTGAGCTGCCTGTTCTAGTTGTTGAATGTTCTGACCTACACCAGAAACCGCACCAGTGATATCTTGAATACCACCAGTAAGTTGAGTGCCTAGAGCTTCTTGACCACCCATCAAGCCAGCTTGACCGGCGAATAATGTTTCGGGTTGACCTTCAGCAGCAGTACCAATGGCAGCTTGTTGAGCAGCCTGAGCAGAAGCTAGAGCTTCCTGACCACCAAACAACGTTTGATCAGGAGCGGTCGGAGCACCAATTGCCCCAGAGATGCCAGATACATCTGTACCTACGCCGCTAATATCTTGAGCCAAACTTAATTGCCCACCCATTAAACCTGCTTGACCAGACATCAATCCCTCTTGACCAGTCATCAATCCCTCTTGACCAGTCATAAGACCTTCCTGACCAGTCATAAGACCCGTTTGACCTGCCCCTAAACCAGACACTTGCTGTTGTAAAGGTGTCAGTAGAGCACCAATATCTGTAGTCTCTGCGGGTGTTGCACTAAGTGCTTGCATCCTTGCTGGTACTCCACCTCTTTTTGCTTCTTTATACCCATGCAAAGCATAATGTTGATAGCCACTCGTCAATCCCCCCGGAGCAGCAACAGCTTGGGCAACGTCTGGATTTGCTTGTAAGTAAGCAGCTTCTTCTTCAGCAGTAAACATTATTCTATCCTTTATCTAAAGCTTTGTCAAGCTTATCTTCTACGCGATGAAGTGCATCCATAACCTGTCGCATATCATCTCTAAGTTCTCTACGAGTAGCATACTCTTCACGAGTTTTATTTACCAGGATGTCGATACGTTTCATCTCAGCCACTAAACTACGAAACCCCCAAAATGCTGGAGCAATAATTAAAGTCAGTACAATATTCCAAAAGATTACAGGTGAGATATCCATAAATCATTTCCTAGCTTAATCGTAGCGGTAGAGTTGCTTTGTCAGTTCTTGACCAACCTTTAAGAATTGTTCCGGTAACTCTACTTTGTGACTGCGCCTTGATATTGTAGGCCGCACTTCATGTAGTTTATTAATCTCGTAGCTAAAATCATCTTCTTCAAAAGGACGAGTGATATTAGAAAGATCGTGCTGATATGCAGGTAGATCACAAAACTCGTATACTTTATTCAGCACATCTGAGGTGTTGTTGATAATATCGTCATACTCAAGATATAGAACATTAGGATCTTTTACGAACTTAGATAATTTACACCCTTTAAGATTATTGTGGATGGGAACGTCACCCCCTAAAATCCAATCATAAATATGTTCGTCAGAATACTTCGGATGCATTAAGTTGTAAAAAGAACTTAAAATTTGCTCTACGGGGCGTCTAAAACAAATTACCTTAACGTCCATACCAAAATATTTCATGGCTAATTTTCTATTTGCAGCCAGTAACCATCCCCTACCTTTTTCAATAATAAATTTTTCGTTTGCATTTTTATAATATGACTTAATAGTACAAGCTACTAAATCTGTCCGCACATCCTCTAATCTTTTTTGTGCGTTGAGATCTTCTCTCGCCCCATTTTGATCAACAGAATTATGAGCATTCCACATTAAATCTACTAAAGGGCTGTTGCCGCTGCCATGAACATGAGGGTTCTGCGACAAAATGGATGCTAGTAATGTAGATCCAGTTCTAGGCATACCAGCGAATAAAATAAAAGTTTTGTTTTTAAACATAGTTAATTAAATTGTATCACTGCGTTTGAGGTAAATTCATAAGATTTAAATGTTGAGTACGTTCTTTTTGTAGCAGCACCAGATGTAAAACTAATATCGGGATATTCTTGAGGGTATCTAATAATAACAATACCTTTCCCGCCAGGGGCTTGTTTACCCCCACCACCACCTAAACCGTCTGTCCCTGGGGAACCTGGGGTTCCAGAGCTTAGACTACCGCCCCCGCCACCTCCAAATACAGGGAAAGTAATACCAGTATCACCATACCTTCCACTACCACCGCCAGCATAAATAATCGAAGTACCGTCTTTAAATACATTGGGCGCTCCATCGCCACCTGAAGTACCGAACTTCTCATTAATGGGGTTAAATCCGGCGGCAGCAGCGGCGGCGGTAGTGCCGACCAACCTTGGTCTGGGTAATCCAGGTACTCCAGGCTCACCGGCTCCTCCGCCGCCACCAGCTCTATAGCTTGGTTGTCCATCACCACCTGGATTACCATTGGCGGTTGAACCACCACCAACACCCTTTGGGTTTCCAGGATTGTCACCCGTTCCACCACCTCCAGACCCCCCTGGATTACCATCCTGTTCACCTGGAGGAGTGCCGCTAGCACCATGACCACCCCCAATTGCAACAAGATTAAGTGTTTCGGCAGAGTCTTTAAAACTACTGGATCCACCATTCGCTGCGACTCCCCCACCGTCTCCGATTGTAACTGTGTAGGGTATACCGTTAGTTACTGTTGCGCCAGTAGTCGCAAGAAAACCTCCTGCACCGCCACCTCCGCCATAGCCGAAATTACCGCCACCACCACCACCTCCGACAACTAAAACATCAAGCTGATCGAGCGGCAATCTTTCCCATGTATCCAATTGGTTTCTCTCAGCTACTTCATTCAGATCCCAAACAAAAGAGGTAGCTGTCGCGCTAACATGATCAAATCCAATACTTCTTGCCATTATCGAATAATCCTATATTTAACTTATTTCCTGATAAGAGACTGTAATCTCAATATCATCAGCAGCAGATGGAGTTGCTTTAATACTCATTGCCTCCTCTAAAAATATAGGGGAGTTTTTATCAATAACCACAACTGAGGCATCCGCAGGGACTACAACCGTACTTGCCAGCGCAAAACCTGTACCTGCTCCTGCCGGTTCATTATGGACTGTGACTGTTACATCGGCGGCTACACTACCGTCCACATTCGCTGCATAAAGTGATACCACCTGCATAACTATTCCACTATTAGATGCGTTGCTTAGAACACTAATACCACCAGTTGAACTTAGCGCAACTGAATCAGTCTTTGCGGTAATAGTAGCAACATTGACGATATTAGGCGCTGCCATAATTAATTACTCCTTTATGTACTTTAGCCATTTATATGCTCCAACCAAGCCTCTTCTGACTCAAAGTCAGCAGGGTCAGGTTCGCCAGAAATTTGATCTTCTGGGCGTCTAATGCGAAGCCTCCATCCGTCTGTTGGGTCGGGTTCAATATACGGAGCATTTTCAGGTTCCGGGATTTTTTCACTTACAACCCATTCGTTGTTTAACCAATCTAACCTATGAGTATCTTTATTAAAACTAGGGGGATCAGGTACTTCTGTATAACCAGCCTCCGTAAAATGATTCAATACGGCCTCTCCGGTATACGTTCTATTACCTCCGGGTGATTGAGAATCAAGAACTCTTATTCTAGGGGGGAGAGTTCGTTGTGGATTATAAGCCCCCTCTTTGAAATACCATACCATTTTTATTATCCAAAAATTAATGCCATTGCAATTGCAAGACCTGCACCACCTGTAGCGGCTGTTTCTTGTTTAGAACCGTCTGGGAAGATTAGACCGTTACCCGTAGTTGTAATACGCATATTACCAGTAACTTCTAAAGCAGTACCCGCTGTTACAGCAGCAGTGTTGATACCTACGCTGGTAGTTGTAATGGTTACTGAGCCGATTGACGATGCGCTGCCTGTAACTGTAACATTTGTTGCACCAATTGTAGTTGCAGTAATAGCACCAGATACGGTAAGATCACCTGTAACTGTAGCAGATGTGCTAGTAAAGGCTACTGCCCCGACAGTAGATGCACTGCCAACAATGGTAATATTAGACGCTGTGATGTTAGTAGTTACAGTAAGTGCATTAACACCAGTGACATTGTTAGAATCATCAATGATGACACCAGAGTTATTTAAGTTTGAACCTCCAGTACCGTCAAATCGCGCAACTGCGTTATCTGTTGCAGTACCTGGGCCAGATACATCACCATCACCTGCATCACCTTTGTCACCAGTCAAAGCGATGTCTACTAACAGAGAGTCGCCGCTTGTAAATGGTGCAACACCACTTGCCCCCTTATTAGCAACAGTTAGCTTTTGATAACCAGAAGCATTTGTAACTGCTGTCACACTATACTGGGCAAATACTTCTGGGAAGGTAGCTTTACGAAGCGTAACAGTACCGAGGACACCAGAAGGATTGTTACCACCTGACAGCAAAGAAATAAACGCAGTCATATCAGCACTGCTGAGAGCGTCTACATTATCAATAAAGATTGTTGTTGCTGCTGTTGATGAAGCATTGTTAAGTCTAATATTACCATCACCGGGATCTGCGTCAGCGGTTGCCCCACTAAATGTGTAGGACATAGCTGAACCTGGATCAAAGATATTAGTAATGCCAGTGATTGATCCGCCGGTGATATCAACATTACCAGAGATGAGTTTAGTAACTGTAACTGCTGTAGAGGTAAAGGTAGCAGCACCAATTGATGATGCGCTGCCTGTAGCGGTAATGTTACTTACACTGATGGTGGATGCACTAATGTTTCCTGCTACAGATAAGGTAGAAGCTGTAATAGAACCAGAGACAGACAGATCACCTGTAACAGTAGCTGTAGTTTCAGTGAATGCTACTGCACCAATACTAGAGGAATCACCAGTGACAGTTACATTAACTGCTGAGATAGTCGAGGCTGTGACAGATCCAGAGACTACTAGATTCCCAGTAATGGTAGCAGAGGTAGTCGTAAATGCTACAGCACCGATTGATGATGCGCTACCCGTCACAGAAACATTAACAGCAGAGATCGTAGAGGCTGTTACAGATCCAGATACTGTTAAGTTACCAGTAACAGTGGCTGATGTAGATGTAAAAGCAACCGAACCAATGCTAGATGCGCTGCCTGTTATTGTTACATCAGAAGCAGAAAAAGCACCAGTTACATCTAGCGTACCTGTTACAGTAGCCCCTGTTGAAGTGAATGCTACAGAACCAATGCTTGATGCGCTACCAGTTACAGTAACATTAGTTGCACCTAGTGCGGTAAATGTACCAGCAGCAGGTGTTGTCCCACCAATTACGGCATTATCAATAGTACCTGAGTCGATGTCTGCGGATGAAGCATTTACTACAGTGAACGTACCAGCAGCCGGGGTCGCACCACCGATAACCGCATTATCAATCGTACCGGCATTAATATCAGCAGTATCAGCAACGAGAGAGTCGATATTAGCAGTGCCATCGAGGTGAAGATCTTTAAATTGAAATGTAGCAGTACCAAGATCTATATCATTATTAGTAAACGGTACAATCGCGCCATCTTGGATACTAACCTGACCAACGGCTGCGGAAGATACTTCGACGTAGAAATTAAGTTGATTGGTGGACGTATCTACAAAGATTAAATTGTTTTGATCGAGATCAGCGATACGATTAATCGGCGGACCTTCATTTGCTGTACCGTCGTGTTTGTGACCTGTGCTCTCATTAAATGCGGCTAAGACTTGGTTAAACTCCGCATTAAGAGGTGGAGCCGAAACGATCTCACCGTTCAGGATCTGCGCCGCTGATTGTCTACTGTAACCTGCCATGATTATCTGTATCCTGCATCTTGATAAGTGAGACCCCACCCCTGAATACTATAGGGAGCCTCCGTACCCAAAGATGTAATGACGAAACCGATAGCTCGCCCTGAACCTTGGATATTCTTTTCTAGCACTGGGCTAGAAGATCCGCCGAAGGTAAAGTCTGAATTGTACGTTCCTCCGGTGGTGAAGTAGCGCAATAGAGCGCCTCGTGTAGATAGTTCGTATGAGCCAGGATTAAATTTATTAGGATCATCCCAGTCGTAGTAAACAGCCATATTAAACGTAGAAGTGCCTTCTGGCCGAGTGTAGATAGATACTTTATGGAATATTTTGCGCCGCTCCGTAGAATCAAAGTAGAAAAATGGAGTGGCATATACTGCTAGGACATCTGAGCCATTAAAGTCGTTTCCCGACTCTTGCTTATATATATTGCCATCAACATCCCCATGAACAATAGTTTCTACGTCGTTAATTAAGTTGGATGCATTTACAAAGGATCTAATACCAAGTAGCTCACCAAACTCCCAACCGACTCGGTTATCAGCAAATCGTAAACCACCGATAATACCTTGAGCATCTGCCGCAGCAACGGTCTCTGTAGGGAAGAAATATCTAAACTGAGACTTGTTACGAATGACAACCGAACTCATTAAATCTAAGTTAAAGTTCTCTGGTAATGCTCTTAAAAGTTGCTGAATAGGCTTAGAAACTGTCTGTAATTCAACGTCACCAATACGGGCCGTACCTTGCAAAGGTCGAATACCATCAGAAGCTAAGAAGAGTACGTCACCCCCAATTTCAATAACGCTATCCGCAGCGACACATCCAGTGTTATTTGCAACTTCAGAAAGAACAAAGTCAGAAGAGTTGTTTCCTGTAATTCGTTTAATTTTATTCTTGCCAAATACAAATAACGAATCTCGGAACTTAGCGATTGCAGTAATGGGGAAGCCTACATTGATAGCTCCACCACCTGAAGCTGCCGTGTAATCTAAGTCATTGTTGGGGGCGCTAAATACTAAAAAGTTAGGAAAGAGGCTCATCCCAGAAAAAAAAGTATGATTTCTAAAATCATCAACGAGAGAAGCGCTCTCTATATTAAACTCAGTAGTTTCGTGAATATAGAACCAATTTACTGCCGTACCGCCTACATTATTCTGGCTAGCAACAGACGAAGCAGTAGCTAACTCAAATGTATATGATGCGGTAGATACTACTGTTGCTACAGTGAAGTCTAAGCTATTTGCTGATTGCCCACCTAAATCAACGTTAATATTTGTGAACCTTACAGTATCTCCGGTGGCTAATCCGTGATCTGCATGGACAACAGTTACTGTAGCATCACCGTTACCGGTACTAAAAGGATTGCTTAATTGATTTTCTGTGTCAGGATCGCTCGTTCCCTGTTGATCATAAATTTGTAAAAAGGCTGCCGTAGCATGACGAACTGGTTTATTAACACCATCCACAATAACGTGAACTTCTTTTCCAGTAAAGCTGTGCTCAGTGGTTCTAAGCTTATTTACCCCAATAGCTGATCTATTTTGTATACTAGCAGCGGTAGATAAATTAACCCAACCTACCCCACTCTGATGTTCAAAGATCGAGTAGTTTCGACTTACTGTAAAAAATATATTAGCAGCCGAACTAGAGACAGTAGAAACTGAAGCACTCGATGCGGTAAAGGTAAAAGAATCAGTCGTAGCTACAGAAGTTACCGCAAATTCTCTAGCATTTAGATTGAGTCCACCAAGACTGCTCGATACGTTAGTGAAGGTTACAAATTCTCCAACTGCCAATCCATGAGCAGAAGCTGTCACAGTAACAAAAGCAGATCCAGACGTAAGCGCAATAGCACCAACAGGAAGAGCAGCAGATGTAGAGTCAATCTCGTTACGTCGGGCAGCGTATACAGTGTTGTTGTGAATCCAGACCCCTAGAGTTTTGCCTACACCTGGGACAGTAGGATTGTCTGAATCATATGGAGTAAAGCCATTAATACGACGGTATCCGCCGAACTGAGACACCTCAAAGTTTATCATACGAATAGCAGAACCTGGATTGGTACCTGCTAACGTAAGAGAATCCTCGTTAGTATAAAGGCCACCTCGTGATATGATGGTTGCGTCACGAAGATTATCAGGCATTACTTTTCCCCGTGAGGGACATTAATCAAACGATTAACGCGAGTATCTCTAATGTCAGTAAATCTATTAACAAGCATTTTTCTCATGTTCTTGACGCCATCCTCAAAGCGCTGTCGAGCGATAGCGGCCTGTTGAGAATTGTCACGGAACATATAACAGTGGTACATTGCACCATCAATGACTACGTTCTTAAAACCATCAGGAACGGCCATAGTATCAGTAGCAGAAACTAAATCAGTTTGATATTTAAAATAGTCATAAGTGACAGTATATGCTTTATCAGGGACAGGGGTAAAACCTACACGATTGTCGAGGGTACGATAAACGTACTGCGGTGTATCAAAATCACCAACGACGGCATTGCCATCTCTCTCGTAGTAGCGTTGAATAAAAGTATCCCAGTTAATCTCTTTTATGCGACGAGCGTCAATATTGTTACCGTCATCTTTAGCAATGCGAAAGGAATCTAAGTCAGCGGTTTTCATATCGCTCTCTAAAGCGTATACAGCAGTACCAGTAGACATAGTGATTGTAGCTTCAGAGTGGTTAAAAGGAAACTCAAATTGCTCTTGCCCAACTTCTTGCAGACTAAAATTAATCGCATCTTTAACTTGAGCATGAAAACCAATTGTCGTAATAAAGTCAGCCGTAGTCATCTGAACTTCATTTAAACGACGAAGAGTATCATTTACAAGTGTGATAAAAGTTGTTGCCATTTATGCTGCTTTCAACCATGCAATCGGTACATTTGATCCCAATGAAAAGGAACCTTTTTTAACATCAGCGTCTACCGTCGTCGTAAATACAGAGTTTCCGTATGCATGAAATTTAATCTTTTTATCCCTAGATAGGATTTGAATAATCTTAGTAGCTTCTTGGGCCATACCTAAGTATTCAGCATTTGTATGAAACTTTAAGCCCCGTGCATGGTCATTTACAAGAAGTTTAGGGTGATCATTCTTAATAAAGTTATTACGATTGACATTTAGGATCATGGTCCCGTCAGTATCTTCTTTAAACCCGCAATCAAATCCTGTAATGTGTATTTCTTTATAACCTAACCATGCACATAAAAATAAAGCTTGAGCAGTAGAATTAGAACCACCTGCAATTAAATTAGGTGGCATCCACTCATTTGAAGAAATAGTATTAAACTTAAAAACTTTGCAGCCTTTAGCTACATCAAATACTTCAGGTTTAATTTGAGTTGAGAACAAGTAGTTTGTTTTTTTGTTTTTCCAAACTCTGTTAGGTTCGTTATCTCCTGCATCAACATGGATACAATAATGTGGTGTAACGCCTATGTTCTCTAAATACTCTACGGTCTTAGATGCAAAGATATCCCCTTTCCAATTTTGGATAAGAGGATGGAACTCCCTAATAGTGGGACCGCCAGCACAGATTAAAACTTTGTCTTTTCTTTTTCTAGCACTATTTTTTAGTTTAGAGATCCACGGAACTTTTTGGTCTTTGTTTATTTCATAATGTTTTTTTAATGTATCATCATCAATAGAACATTTAAGTGTAACTTCCATAGATACTCCTGTAAAGTCGGGGAGGCCCGTTAAGACCTCCCCTGGTTTAGTTAAGCAGTGTCACGATCAACTTCGTTAGGACCAAGTTTTGCGGTCATATCAGTGAAGAACGCAATAACGCGAACCTGCCCAGTAGCAATAGCAGTATCACCAGCCGTTGCAATCTTGACATCAATCGTGTCAATAGCAGAAGCTGGGTTAACGGTATTGGCACCGAAAGGAGCAAGACCGTTAGTGCCGATTGCTAAGAAGCCAGTGGAGGTTGCATCACCACCGTCGATGAAGTCATCGCCTTCAGCAATATCAATGTCAAGGGTACAAACTGAACTGTTGACGGCAGTAACTACCTCAGCAGCAGCCCCATGAATCATCGTATTAGCAGGGACATCAATTACTTGGAAAACGTCACCAGCCGCCAAGGCAGAACCTTTAGCAGTAGTGGCCTCAGCAAAGTCGAGGGTAAACTCAACAGCGTAAGGCATCTGAGCGCCCAGGCGGGCTTTGTGGTTAGTGGAGGTGGCAGCGCCATTAGCAACACCACCTACAGTCATATCAATAGCCATGATCTATACCCCCCTTATTCGTAAGTGTTATAGATGGCACGAACAATCGCTTCAGGACGAAGCAATTTGCGACCATACAGATGCAGACCACGGACAACATCAGAGAAGCTGTCATTATCACGATAGGTCTCGACTTTTTCAATTTGTGAAGCTGTAGCAACAGCCGAATCGTGACCAGCAACGATTGCACCGAAGTTGGTTGGAGAACCGTTTGTATCAACAGTGCCTGGACCTGTACCCAATGATGGGAGGTTGTTAGACATATAGATACGGAAACCACGAACCATGCCGTCGATGATACGACCGTTACGGAGGATATCACCAGCGTCTTGGCGACCAGCGAAGTCGTTGCTCAGCAATTTGCTGTTTTCGTCGTTGAGCAATTCAGCAAACACTGGATCAACAACGAGCCAACGACCATCACGATCAACGTTTTGTTGGTCAAGTTTACGAGCCATACGGTTGATAACCGCCAGAGGCGAAACAGCGTTTGTGTTAGCGCCAACAGGAATCGAGTCAGCCGAACCACCACCGAAGTCGGTGAAGTCCAAAGACATAGAAGCCAAAAGGCCATCAGCAGCAACTGTGCTAATAGGATCGGTGCCGGACTTGTCAGCAGCAACACGAGCAGTATCTGCATTAGTATGTAATGAAGATTGCTTGTAGCCCGTCATGTAACCAAAGATTTCTTGGTCAAACTGATCCCGCAACCGATAACCGGCACGGTCAGTAGCCATTGATTCAAAGTTCACATGGGAATGTGCTTCTTCAATGTCATCAATTTTGAAAGCGAAGTAGTTAGCTTGGTCAACGACCAAGGTGTAATCTTCGTCATCCAGCTCTTGTGGAACAACTTGAGTGCCACGCGAGTAAGCAGAAACCGAGATTTCTGGCTCTTTGATAATGCGGACGGTATCGCCAAAGTTAGCGATCTCGCCAAAGTAATCGTTGTTAGTAATGTCCTCACAGATGGAGGTTTTACGAAAGGCAGTTTGGACCTTCTTGGAATAGATGATTGGCGAAAAATTGCCGTTAGGAAGGTTCGCGTATCCTGCCGCACTTCTAAATGCCATGAGTTTTCTCCTTTAAGAAAGTGCATAAAAGAGCTAACGAGGGACACTTCAAGGCTGACAAGGATAGGGTGGGAAGAAGATCCGGCCTAAATTATCAGGTAGTTGAAGGCTAGGGTTAGCCTTTGAAAGAGTGGAGGAGCCTTATTGCCCCTCTCACCAGTAAGTTTTTTAGCGGTAGTCTCTAAATAGAGAGGCGCTATTTTAGTATTGAAGTCACATTATATCAGAGTGAAAAACGCTTGTCAAGTAAAAAATTACCTTGCAGCACCAGAAATATCATATTCAAAGTTACCGGAGCGAATAGCATCTTCAATCTCTTTTTCAAACTTTTCGTAATCTCGACCAGAAAGACCCTTAACACGAGACTCTGACCAAGCTTTGCGCTCACCAGCCGGTTCATCTGAACGACGGCCACGGCTAACTGCTTTAGCAGCATCCGTATTGTTCTTCTTAGTCTTACGACCTGTCTCAGCTTTATACAAGTCGATAGCCTTAGCAGCACCTAAGAAGTCTGTATCATTGTCATATAAGGCGCTTTGAATCCACTTAGGCTGTTCGCCAACCCATTCATGAAAGGATGAATCATTCCGAAGCTCATCAAAGTCTGGATGTAATCGAGCTAATTCAGTTTCAGCTTTTTCACGGGCAATTTTATTTTCTAGCTCTTCAACAACTTTAAGCTTTTGCTCAACTTCGCCTCGTGCTTCTTGGGCTTTTTTAGTGGCAATAGTTTCGACGATCTTTGCTACGTCTGGATATTTTCCTGCCCAGGCTTCTAACTCTTCATCAGACTTAGGTAATTTAACCTGCTTCTTAGTTAGAGCTTCAACCTGTTCCTCAAGCTGTCGCAACTTCCGATCACTATCTTCCTGAGTCCTTTGCATATGACGACGTAGATCACCATATCGTTTTTTAAATGTTTGCTCCTCAGCGTTTAGATTTTGATCAGCTTCTTCTTCTTCACGTTCCTCGATACCTTTATTACGTTCTGCCTCCAACTCAGCCAATTCTGCTTCATCTTCAGCAATATGGTCTCGTTTGTACTTCATAGTTGCAACGCGGTCTTGATTTACTTCAGCAGTCATATTCATAGTATTCTCCTCAATGGGGGTCTCTAGTTGCCTAACACCATGTCAGGGGTAAAGAGTAGCCCGCAAATGTTAAAGTTAGTAATCCATTAAGCCGCCACGTTTGGCAGTCTTAACATTTTCAACTACTCTTCTATAGCCGATACCAGGAATGAATTTAAATTCAGGGGATGGGTCTTTATCAGGGTCTAATTGTTCTTCTGTAATTATCCCAGAATTTAAAAGAGGTTCACCACCATCATTATCTGGTTCTCCCTCTGGCCCCTCATCTGGAGGATCTAACTCGTCCATAGCATTTGGATCTCTATCCATTTCTTTTCCTATAACACCCGCCGCAAGACCTATGACACCAGGAACGTTAGACATTAGACCAACCAAAGATCTAAATGGAGAGGGTTCTTCTATTTTAGGAGTAGTAGGTAAATTAGGCAAGGCATTAATATTAGACTGAGCAAACCCTGGTGAAGTAGTAGCTTCCTGAAGTTCTTTTTCAGCTTCTTGATAAGTGTCACTACCAGGAGCAGGTTCCGCCCCTGGCGATCCAGTATTGGTTGGTGTGTCTTCATCTTCTTCACCTAACGTATCATCTTGCCCGATATCGCCGCCTTGAGCAAAAGGCATAGCCATCATACCGCTAGGGTGTGGCTTGGCAATAACTAAAGTGGTTTTAACAACACCCTCTGGTTCGTCTAGGTATTCCATCTCATCATCGTCTTCCTCAACCATACCATTTTCATCTACGTTTTCGATGATGTCAAGATCTTCCATTTGCTGTAACTGCTGTAGAGCACCCTTATGCATTTCAACAATACGCTCAAGACCGAGGTATCTTACAACATTGGCAGGTAACACATACTCTCCGGTAGACAGGTACGCTGGGATATCGTCGGCCACTTCCTCTGGTGTTGCGCCCGGAGGAGGGTCAGCAGGTTCTTCATCATCGTCTTTAACAAAATCAACTTCTTTTTCAACAGAACCTCCTTCATTCATTTTTGCGGGATTAATCTTATCTTCTTGAAAGAACTCTTCGGCTGCTCTGTCGAGAGTGTTTTTTTGAGGCATACCACCTTCTTGGAACGACGAACTCTTACCCTCCTCTTCAACAGAAGTAACACCTAATTCTAAAGCAAGTTTCTTCATGAGGTTTTCATATTCTTCATCAGACATTTCTTCAACTGAAGAAAGATCAGGACTAGCGGTGTAATCCGCAGATTCCATATTTTTATTCTCAGCCATATCTTCAAAAGGATTTTTTGTATAATCAGGAGATTCTTCACTACGAGACATCATCGGGGTTGGTCTAGGCTCTGGGGTGACTGACATAGCATCAACCATTTGTTCTTCCATAGGACGAGGTTCTGGAGTAGGGGGAATAGTGCCTGCTTCTTTTTTTAATTGAGTTGTTAAATCCTGAAATCGAGAAACAATGCCTTTACGGCCAGAAGCAGGATTATCTCGCGCTTCTATATACTCTTCGTTATTAACATATTCATCAGCAGCTTGATCAAAATTGCCTTCATTAATTAAAGAAACAGTACGAGGACTATTAGCATTAGTTAATGATCCACGGAAAACTTCACTCGTAACAAGAACTTTAAGTTCAGGAGACATTTGATCAAAATTACTAAAGGTACGTTTTGCAACTTCAGTCTTTTCATCAATATCTTTATCTAATAAATTAAGAGCCTCTTCTTCTGTAATAGTTTGCCCAGGTTTGACATCAGGACCATAATGCCCATAACCAATTGTAGGAAACTTCTCTCCAGAAAAAAGAACTTCAGCTTTAGGCTGAAACCCCTCTTCTTGTATTAAGTATTGCTTTAGCATACTTTTAAATTCGTTGTCTGACATGGTTAATCCCTTTTGAGTTCTCCGAGCGCCCTAACATCGTCTTTGATGTAGACCAATCTCTTGAGTGCTGCGATAGCACCCTGCGCCCTATGAAGGGCAACTGGATCTTCCGACTGTTCTAAGAGTTTGTGTTGCTCAGTAATCTTTACCTCTAAAAAGGTGCTAAACCACTGCTTAAACTCTGGTTGATTCACGATAGGAAAAAGCTGTCGGATATCGTCTCTTTCTCGCTCATTCATATTATTGGCCACCGCCACCTGCTTGTTGTAAGATAGCCATCAGCTCAGGAGGGATCTGCTGACCTTGACCCTGCTGAGGTTGTGCGCCCCCACCTGTAGGAGCACCCTGTTCACCTGGAACTGGAGCTTGACCAACACCAATATTACCACCACCAGTACCCATAGGATCTTGACCAACGGCAGCTTCAGGTTGCTCTGCCGCCATCTCCTGTTGCATCTGCTGCAAAAGAATTGCTTGACGGAAAGCTTCTTCTGGACTGTTAGCTACTTTATCTACATCCAGATCCATAGTTGCGGCAATCTCTTTAATGATGTAAGGGAACTTAGCAAATGGAGCCAGGACAGGGTTAGATGCGATCTGCAAGAAACTAATCAGACGTTGTGACCGAACCTCATTTTGCATAAAGCTTTCAGTGCCACGAGCACGGATCTCAAGATCTCCTCGGATCTCTGGGTCAAAGTCAAACTGCATATTAAATGCAAACATAGCCTCACCTAATGGGCGAAGAAGATAATCGTCAAAGTTTTTAATTACAGTACGAATAGAACCACTAGCAGCACCCATCAACATTGAGATACCTGAAGCCGTCCTGCCTGTACCCATGACACCAGTCTGTCCATGAGCATAAGAAGGTAGGCCAGAGGACTCGTCAGCAAGAACCCTGGCTTTGTCAAATAGCATCATATTCTCAGAGGAGACGTTAGGAAACTTTGTACCAAAGATAGCTTGCCCCGGAGCACCCCCTTGACGACGGAATACTTTACCTGGATAAACTGTCAAGTCTTGACCTGGAGTCAAGTTAGATTCATCCACCTCGATCAAGAGGTTTCCAGAAAGAACTGCGTTGTCAACTGCCAAACGCATAAAGCCGTTCATTAAGGTTTGCGTATCGTCCATGTTTTCAGCGAGGCCCACGCCGAAGAAAGAGTATGGGTTAACTTCGTAAGGGGTCGCAAAATAAGGGATTCTTTTAGGCGTGAAAGGGTTGATAACAAAGCGTAGTATTTCTCCGTTACATACCCAACAATTGATTTGAATTTCATCTTCACTGTCGTAATCATCAGGGATCTCCAAGTTATTATCACGAGCAATCTGAGCGTCAATAGTACCCCAGAACTCTAGGACTTCAAAACGCTCGACGCCAGTGCCACTATAGGACGACCCACCTTCTGCGGCTTGATCATCGTCCATGTCATTTTCCCACCACTCACGGGTGTAGTTAGGACCGTCTTTAATCGCAGCTTCAATAGAAGATGCTCGGAAGTATGGCCGACGTTTCAACCCTCGTAATTGAGTACGAGACATACGATGTCGCTCGACAACATATTCACAATCATACATACTATAAGCATCGGGATCAGGATAGAAGTTCCAAATCGACGTATGCTCAACTTGAGGAATGGTTTTTAGAATAGGATCGTACTCACCTTCCTCATTCCAATTTGAGTATTCTTTATCATAAGCAAACGGACCTTTCATAATGCCCGTACCGAACGCAACACACTCAAAGCAACTAAATCGAAGATGCTTAGTAGCAGCAGATTCTTCTAACTGATCTTTAATTTTCTTTTCCATTGCCCTGGCAGCAGCCTGAGCTGGATGAAAGTTAATAGCAGATTGAGTAACGCCTGGACCTTCTTTCAGACCCTTGATATCTTGAAGATCCTCTTTAAGTGGACCTAGACGCTCGCGGAGAGTTTCCGCAGTATCGCCGGGTTGAAGATCTTGGCCATCACCAGGAAAGCCGTATACATTTCCAAACTGTTCAGCAGCAGCATTTTGCTCTGCTTCTTTAGGATCAAAGTGTACGGTATCAGCAACGCCTTCAGGAATAGGTGTGGGTTCAACACCAATAGGAAATTTATTCTGACTAAACAGAACGTCGATTAACTGACCATACGCAGCGAGAACTTTCGTCTTAGTAACCTTAATAAAGACACGGGATTTCTCAGACTCCGTAAACTGAACATCTGGGCCATAGATACCTCGGTAGTTCTTATATGCTTGAAGCCATCGACCTTCGTCATAATATCTTGAATCTTTCGCTCTCTCAAAGCGTTGTTCAACATAACTGACGATGTTAGTATACTGACCACGTTCTTCATCATCCCCGTCGTCTAAGACATTAATTGCATCGTTCTCAAAATCTTCGTCAGACATAATAGCTCCTGTTAATAACCAAAGCGAGAATCAGAAGGTTTCCACTTTGCCTTTGGTGTATTTTCGTAAGCAATCCGAATGTTAGTAGGTCGAGAAGCAACCATATACCGGAGAGCGTCATAAGCGTGATCTTCAGCGTGAGTATCAACATCTTCAGGGTTACGCTTGTCGAGAGGAATAGAAGCGATCTGTCTAATGACGTTAGGGCAGTTCTCAAAGAACCTAAGCCCTGGCTCGCCACTTTCTTCATCTTCCATCAATCTTTTATGTATCTCAATCTTACCACTGATACGAGACCCTGGTGATCTATCAGAAGGTCTAAATCTACAACCCTCTGCATTAATCATCTCAGCGATAGATGGACCTCGATCTCCTCGTCTTGCCCAACAACTACTGTCAAGCACCGCATCATAGATCTTTCCATCGCCTTCTTCAACGTCTCGTATCATACGCCCTAATTGATCGGCTGTCAAGCGATTAATATATAATTCTCTATAAATCCACAGATTATCATCGTAGTCGATTGCACCCCACAAAACAGCAGAGTGAGATGAAAACCCGAAGTCGGCAGCTCTAATCTTTGTCCAGCCACTAGGAATCTCAAACGGCTCGACAACGTGTTTTGATCTGTCAAAATCGGGGAAGGCTCCCTCTTCAACTACATCCCAGTCACCATACAGAAACTGCTTCCGTTTAACCTCTGGCAAGGACGCCAACATAGCAATGTAGCTACTGTCTTGCGTCAGGTAGGGATTATCCCATACAGAGGCCGGAATAAACTTCCGAGTGATCTCCGTGGACAGAGTACGTCCTTCTAACTCGTATTCAACTTTTTCAGCAAACCGTTCACCGGGTTTAGCTGGTTCAATGAATAACTCTTTAACCCATCGTGATCCAACGTTTCCTGGGTTTCCTGTAGCCCTCATGTGAAGAGGAATACTTGGATCTGCTGACCGGAGTGAGGATCTTAGAAAGTGCCAAACATCCGGGGTATTGTACTGAGGTAATTCGTCTACACCGATCCACGAATAAGACTGACCCTGATATCTCAAAACGTCCTGTAAGTTTTCGCAGTACCCAAACTCGATACGAGCACCAGAAGGAAAGTGCCAAGTATTTTCTTGGGTCTTAAACTTTGCACCTGGAACTGTCTTAGGATATAGCTGCTGTGTCTGAAAGATAACATCCCTAAGTTCTGGCATAGACCTACGAATTAGTAATGCACGAGATGTAGGCTTATCCACAAAGCGTAAAGGAGCAATGAGCAAGCTATAAGTTTTACCGCCACCCCTAGCACCGCCGTAGAATACCTCTCGCTCGTTTGCGCTAAGAAATTGAGTTTGAGGACCGGGGTTAGGCCGGAAAGCCACTTCCCGATTTTCTTCAACAGGTTCACCACCAAAATCTAAACCCTCAACTACAGAAGGCTCTTTAGAAGATTTAGCCTTATCTAAGCGACGTTTAGCTTGCTCGGCTTTAATCCGAGTTTGTTTCTCAGTGTTTTTAAGATCTTCCAACTTTCGCTGGGCTGGGGTAAGCTTTTTTCTACGTTGTTTTCTACGTTGAAGTAACTCTTCTTCAGTCCAAGCAAGTTTGTGTAGTCTTGTTGCGGACAGCTTTCGATTGGTTTCGCTTTCCAACCAAGCTGCAACAGTTCTAACCGAACGTCCTGATCGCACATGATCAATAGCCTCGCCCAAAAGTTCCAAAGCCTTTGGATCAGGGGTATGCCACCCAACTCCATTTTCATCTACTTCCCTGTCAAAACCGAAGGGTAACTTTCCTCTGGCTTTGTACTTCTCAGTTCGTAGATGATCAATCTTCCGTTGAGCCATCCTCGTCCTCTAGCGGCGGCAAGATTACAATAGCCGCCCCGTTAGTTTTATGTTCTACTTTCTCAGTCTTTACGATACCAGCACGATCAAGAATCTCTTTGGCCGCTGCTAGTCTATCCCGGTTGCCTAGTGCGCTAGGATCATCCAAAATGCCAGACATTGACAGGACCGCTTTAGGAGCGTTAGCCGCCAACATATACTCAGCCCTTTCAATAATCTCTGCTTTCATAGTACGGATGATGCGAGCAGGGTATTCTGTTTTAGCATAGCCAGCAATATCCATGGCTTCCCTAAAGTTACCCTGCGCCTCTCCGAATAAGGCATTAAGGAATTTTTCCTGTTGCTCAGTCATCCTTTAGAATTTTTCCTCGCTGGTTTGTTATACATTCCACCACGCTTAGTAAACTGAACCATGCCACCCTTTTTTCTTCCGGGTTCTTCTCCGCGAGCTACTAATGGATCAAGTTCATCACCCTTATCGTAGGTTACGTCGATACCAAACTTTTCCTTAAAGAACTTTTTACCTGCCTCTTCGCTGAACCGTCCAGGTCGTTTAGTTTCAGTTCTTTCGCTTCTTGGGCCTTTATCTTTTTCTGAGCTACGATCAGCAGCTTTTCTTTTAGAAGCGGCTTCAGCTTTTCGAGCTAAACTAATTGCATTTTCACGCAACTGACTTCCAGGTGTAGATCCAAGCTCTTTTGTTTTTGTAATAGGAGCAGGGCGTTTGTTTTTTAAACGCTCAACGGGAGTACCTGTTGCGGCCTTTGCAATGTTAGTATCTCTATCCTCATTGCCTGTAAGTAAAACAGCACCGCCCCCAACTGCACCACCAGCTGTTCCGATAGCTCTACGATTTGTTGCTGCTTGATCTTTTAATTTTTTTGCAGCCTCATCAGAATAAAATCTACCTTTGTTATCCATGTATTTTTCTTTGACCACTTTAGATCGGGTTGGGTCCATTCGAGATTTTGCTGGAGGGCCAAAAATGTCTGGGAATCTTTTCCGAAGTTTATTCATATTTTTATTAACCAACTTAGCTGCTTCAGGACCGTATCGTTTGACTGCTGCTTTTACACCTTGTTGACTAATCACTCTAGCAACATTTATTACCATTGGGATTGCCATAGCAAATTGTAATGCCATAATAGTTAAACCTTTCTATATTTTCGTGTCTTGGCAGCTATCTTAGGAGGCTGCTTGACGAACTGCTTACCTGCTTTGGTCCCCTTACGTTTAGCACGAGTAGTAGCAGCATACTCAGCTGCACTAAGGGACTTGATTGCTTTAGAAGGGAGGTAGCGCTCCCCAGTCTTTGCTGATGGTTTTCCAGATTTGGTTCGCCACTTCTGCTTTGTCCAAGACTTCAGACTCTGCTGTGATTTTTTAAGTGCCATCATCTTTTCCTTCTTGGCCCTTTGGGCTTTCGTAGGTTCTGTTGCTTTGTTACAATCCTTAAATTATTACGCTTGTTATTTAGAGGGTTGTTATCTTTATGATCAACTTGAAAACCTTTAGGCGGATTCATCTTCTTTTTAGCTGCGTGGCGACTTCTATCTTTCTGCTTATACAGAGGATCTCCAGCTTTACGTCTAATATATTCTCTTCTATAGTTACGCGGAGTACGAGCCATTAACGGCCTCGTGAATCAAGCTTGTGAGTATCTTGATGATCTTCAAGCTCATCCCAAAGTTCGTCGATTAATTCTTGATTACGCTCAACGTCTTTCTGCATAACAGCAGACTTCTGCATCATCTTAGCCATCATGTTGCCCATAGTACCATGTTCTCTTAGATCTTCCATGATAGCTTTAATCTTGCGGTCATGCTCAGCAACGTCACGGCGAAGGTTAACGTTTTGCTCAATCGCCATTTTAGATGATAGACCACCTACTTCTTCTTTGAGATTATCAACTGTAAAAGCTTGCTGAGATACCCACCAAATAAGACCTATTGCCTGAAGGATAACAGTGACAATAACCGCAATGGGGACTTTGTTATCGAAGTTCATTTTTTACGAGCCTCCGTTTTTTTTGGCCTTATACCCACCACCAGCATCTTTGTATGCCTTAGCTAACATCTGGGCTTTACGAGCAGACCATTGCCCGGGCTTGCCCCCTTTAGAGCCAGCCTTAATTCGATTGAACTGACGTTTACGCATCTCAGGCTTGGTATAGTTACCGGCCTCGTTAACTTTGCTCTTCGTCGGTTTCTTCTTCTTCGTAGTTGTTGCCATCATCTACCCCATGCAAATTATTATAGATCTCATCTAAGTCTCTATACTCTTCTGACTCAGAGGAAAACTCCCGGTGCATAGGCTCGAAATCAGGTCGTTCCCCGCCAAGCTCAAAAAAAGCAGGGTCATAAAACTGAGAACGGTTATTAGGAACCCCGACAATGCGACCATCATTAAGCTTACAAAGATGAGTAATTTTATTTTGTCGATGGTCGTCAGCATACATACTGTTAAGGTAGTCCACCGAGAACCAATAACGTCCTTCATGTTTTTCCCCGTTAATCAGAGCAAACATAGGCATATCACGAAACATCTCAAAACGAACTACACTAAACTCAAAGGAGCCGCAGTCCCAGGGTTGAATCTCGTAATCTTCCCAGTCGTCATCACACTCCTTTGTGACGATGGCTCTGAGAGGCATACGACTCCAACCGTACCCGCCATACCCAGGTTCAGTAAAGCAAACCTGAAAACTTAACTGCCTTCCCATGTAGCTCGTTATAGCATGGACAAACCCTTGCAGGTATTCTCCGTGATGTCTCTTATTCCCTGTGGTATACTCACGTCGAATAAGAACCCGTAGAAACGGGATGTTTTCAGTTAGTAAAGCCACTATTAGTATTTAGCGCTTTTACGACCCATTCCACCCATCTTCTTGGCCATTGGCTTCTTCTTAGCTGCCATGCCACCGCCCATCTTCTTAACGGTTGGTTTCTTAGCTGTCATCTTTTTCATGCTCATTCTCCTCTGGCTGTTGCTGTTCAATGTGACAAGAGCACTTGCACACATCCACGTTACAATTACATTCTACACAAGAATCACATTTCATTTGTTAAATCACCATTTAACTCTATCAGCCCAGTACGCAGCAGACATCTTGCCCTTTTTAATATTCTTGGAGTGTCTAGCTTTGAAACTGGCTCTTTTCTTTTTCATCTTATCTGATTCACCGGCTTTAGGCTTACCAGCAGTCTTAGCACCTTGCTCACCAAAACGAATCATCTTAATGGTGTCACCCTCTTTGGCAAGCACCGCATGACTTTTCTTAGGGTGATCCGAGGTTCTCTTAGGCTTGTTGTACCCAGAAAACTTCTCTCCACGATACTCGATAGCCATAAGAACCCCTTACTACATAAAAAAGTAGGGGCAACCCGTTGTATAATCGAAACGCCCCTATTAATAAATTAACACCAGTTAACCTGTAAGTTTCACCGCAATCACACGAACCAGAATAGGTTTAGTTGTCTACCCATACCCCGCAAGATAGAGATAAACAACCCACAACGGGTATTTTGAAAACGCATTATATCAGAGCGGAAAAACCTTGTCAAGTAAAAAATTTATCTTTTGCTAATAAATAAGACTTGACAAGTCCAGAACGCACAACATCGTCAATATCAAACTGGATCTTACTGAAGTCCTCTTTCATCTTATCTAGGATCTTCATAAAGTCTAGCAGCCCATGTCTGTCATGGTTCCTAGCTAAATCAGACTGCTTGAAATCACCTGAAAAGATTAGTCGTGTATTCTCACCAGCCCTAGTGATTACAGAGTCTAACTCGTGAAATGTCAGGTTCTGCATCTCATCAATAAACAATACACAGTTATCGTATGTCTCACCACGTATAAATGACGTGGACATAAACTCTACCATGTCCTTACTTTTCAAAATGTCATATGCATCACCACGGCTAAAGATTTCTGCACAGACACTCTTATAAGGTGACTCATATTGTTTAATCTTTTCTTTTAAGGTTCCTGGTAAGAAACCTAAATCTCTAGTAGGCACAGCTGATCTGATAATATATAACTTATGAATGTCATTATTAGTGTCTATAACATCTTTAAGAGCTAAATATAAAGCACAGAATGTTTTACCAGTACCTGCCATTCCATGTAGCACAAGATTTTTATCATTGTTAATATATTCAGTAAATGTCTTTTCTTGATTATAAGTTAAAGGTACAATGCTTTTAGTGTTGAATAAAGTATTATTACTATTAGTATTACTATTTCTTTTCTTACTTAGCCGTTTAGGCATAAAAACATTTCTCCCGACAGATCATATTAGATACGATACTACGTTTTGATACTCCGTATCTATCTAACAAGTAGATAGTATCATATCCTGAAACAGAAGTCAATAGAAAAGATTGTCATTTAATGAAATAAATTACTTGACAGGATTATGGGGTCACACAGATTTGCGCATTGTGCCATGTGTTTACATTTGATTTTCTCTAATTTTGTATAACCACATATACGGTACGGTAGACCCCCCCATGGCGACCGCCCGGCCCTTATAAATAGCCGCTGATTCGCAGACTATTTCGAGACGATCAAGCCTCCCGGAATAATATTTAACTCTATTTAGAATGCCTCTAATCTATTTGGAGCGGATCTAGGTTGATTTTTAGTGACACGGAAACCACACCGCCAATCGGCCATTATATAGTA